CCCAAGTCCAAGGATCCAAAACTAGCACGAGCGGGCGTAAGCGGGTACAACAAGCCAAAGCGGACGCCTAATCACCCTACTAAGAAGTTTGTAGTAGTAGCCAAACAAGGCGATAAGACTAAGACCATACGTTTTGGTGACGCTAAGATGACTATTAAAAAAGATCAGCCAGCGCGACGTAAGTCGTTTAGAGCGCGTCACAAGTGTGATACAAACCCACCCAGTAAACTAACAGCTAGATACTGGTCATGTAAAAAATGGTAATACTATGGCTAAAGGTGTAAAACATTATAAGCGTGACGGCACTGAGTTTACAGGCGGTACGCACAAGATGCCTGATGGGTCGTTACACTCAGGTAAAACTCACGGAAAGACATCTGTAAAACTTTTCCATTTTGAAGATCTGTCTAAGACAGCAAAGGAGAAAGCTATGCCCGGTTACGGAATGAAATCAATGAAGCCTAAAAAGAAAGTTGCTTTACCAAAGCGTGGTCAACGCACAGCGACTAACAAAAAGAAAAAGAAGTAACGGCTATGCCAAAAGCAAAAAGCAGTCCTAAACCCAAAAACAAAGCATTGTATGCTCGTGTTAAAGCAGAGGCTAAAAAGAAATACAAAGTTTGGCCCAGTGCGTATGCTTCAGGCTGGTTAACTAAAGAATATAAAAAACGTGGTGGAACTTATGAGTAAACCAAAAGGCGGACTCACTAAGTGGTTTAAAGAAGATTGGGTGGATGTTAAAACGGGTAAGCCTTGTGGACGCAAGTCAGCTACCAAGAGTAAACGTCCTTACCCTTCTTGTAGACCCAAAGCTGTTGCAGCAAAGATGACAGCGGCTGAAAAGAAATCTTCTGCACGTCGTAAAACAGGACCAGCTAAAATTAAACACGCAGTCACAGCATCAGGCCGACGAAGAAAAACTTCAAAAAAAGCTTGACAGTTTTATAAAAACATGCTATACTATTAATATACATAGTAAACTTTAGAGGAAAACATGACACCCGAGCTTGAAACTTACTTCAACAACTACAACGAACTCTTCAACCACGAAGGTTTCAAACAACTCGTAAACGAACTTTCCAATAATGCAACACAGTTAGCAGATATTCAAACAGTTAAAGATCAAGAAGAATTGTTTTTTCGTAAAGGTCAAGTAGCTGCTTTTGCAACTGTTATTAATCTGCAAGGAACTATAGAGGCTGCTCGAGATCAAGCTGAAGCAGAAGATGAAGAACCTGTAGATGTATAAAGTATTTGACTTCCGTTGTACTAACGGACATATATTTGAAGAATTTGTAGAAGGCACTGTTACAACCAGTAGGTGCGGTTGCGGTGCCAACGCTACAAAAATGGTATCTGCCCCATCCTTTCACCTTAATGGCTCTGACGGTTCATTCCCCGGAGCGCATATGAAGTGGGTGAAAGAGCATGAAAAAGCAGGTAAACAATAACATCTCCATAATGATAACGATCACGGAGTTTAATCATGTCTAGAGCAACGATTCTAGATCCCCGTCCTGAAGAGGAAAACGCGGATCAAATCGAACAAAACGAAGTTAACGAGATTCAACAAGAAGAAGTTGAGCAACCTCAAGAACCAAACTTACCAGATAAGTATCAAGGTAAGTCTTTAGAAGAAGTAGTACAAATGCACCAAGAAGCTGAAAAGCTATTAGGTCGTCAGTCTTCTGAAGTAGGTGAACTTCGTAAAGTGGTGGATGATTACATTGCTACTCAAACACCCTCAGCACCTCAACAGCAACACGTTGAGCCTGAAGACGATATTGACTATTTTACAGATCCTCAAGCAGCCGTTAATCGTGCTATTGAGAATCATCCTAAGATTAGAGAAGCACAGCAGTACACTGAGCAGTACAAAAAGCAGTCGTCACTTGCTACGCTTCAAGCTAAACATCCAGACATGCAAACGATCCTTAGTGATCCTAAATTTGCAGAATGGATTAAGGCATCTAAAATTAGGACTCAGTTGTTTGTAGCAGCTGACCAACAGTACGATGCTGACTCTGCTGATGAACTGTTTACACTCTGGAAAGAACGGAAGACAGTTGCACAGCAAACCGCCCAAGTTGAAAAACAGGCACGTAAGCAGACACTTAAGGCAGCTAATACAGGCAATGCACGAGGCACTGGTGAGGGTTCACGTAAAAAAGTATATCGCAGGTCCGACATTATTAAATTAATGAAAACAGACCCTGAGCGTTATCAAGCATTGTCAGATGAAATACTGACAGCATACGCGGAGGGTCGGGTCAAGTAATCTAAAGGAGATTAATCATGGCTAACGAAACTTCGGGAACTTACTTCACAGCTAATGCTGTGGTAGACAAGACAGCAGCAGGTACTTTTATTCCAGAAATCTGGAGTGACGAGATCATTGCTGCATATCAAAAGAACCTCAAGATGGCTCCACTTGTCAAGCGCATTCAAATGGCTGGCAAGAAGGGTGACGTAATCCACATCCCTAAGCCTACTCGTGGTTCAGCTTCTGCTAAAGGGGAATCAACTGCAGTAACAATCCAAGCAAACCTTGAGTCAGAGTTGACTGTCACTGTTGACCGTCACTTCGAGTACTCACGTCTGATTGAAGACATCGTAGAAGTACAGGCTCTTAACAGCCTCCGTCAGTTCTACACAGAAGACGCTGGCTACCAGCTTGCTCTTAAGGTAGACACTGACCTCATCAACGCTGCTACTGGTTTTGGTAACGGTACTCGTACTCAGACTCCAGCTAACACTGGTGCTGACTGGGTTAACACCAACAGCTATTACTTCAATGCCGCTGCTGGCCTTGCTGCTTATGCTGCTGACACTGTAACTTCAGGCGACAACTTCACTGACCTTGGTTTCCGTGAAGCTATCAAGTTGATGGACGACGCTGACGTACCTATGGAAGGCCGTGTACTTGTAGTTCCACCTGCAGTACGTAAGTCTTTGATGGGCATCGACCGATACGTGTCTTCTGACTTCGTTGGTGGTCGTGGTGTAGAGTCTGGCCTCATCGGTAACCTCTACGGCGTAGACATCTACGTTTCAAGCAACGCTCCAGTTGTAGAAGCAGCAGGTCAAAACAGTGCTTCTACTGATGACACTCGTGGTTGTTTGTTCTTCCACTCTGATGCTCTTGTTATGGCAGAGCAAATGGCTGTACGTTCGCAGACTCAGTACAAGCAGGAATACCTGTCAACACTGTTCACTTCGGACTGCTTGTACGGTGTAGAAGTATACCGTCCAGAAGCTGGCTTCATCCTCGCAGTTTGCGACGAGTAAGTCTACTAGGGGGTCAGCAATGGCCCCCTTTCCTTTCTCCTCCTTCTTCTCTGCAATAGGACTTTCCGATGTCTAACTACTCTAAGACCACAGACTTTGAAGCTAAGGACTCGTTACCTACGGGCGACTCAGGAAAGATTATCCGTGGCGCTGAATTTGAAACTGAGTTCGATGCAATCTCCACAGCTATTGCAACTAAAGCTGACACAGCAGGGCCTACGTTTACCGGAACCCTGACCTTTGAAACTATTTCTGACGGAACCATTGGTGTTACTGCCTTTGTCGATGAAGACAACATGGCATCTAACAGTGCAACTCTGGTTCCTACACAACAGTCCGTAAAAGCGTACGTTGACTCACAAGTTGGTGCTAACAACGAACTATCTGAGATCCTAGCCAACGGTAATACAACAGGCGGTACAAACATTGTCTTTGGTGACAGTGCAAGCGTATCTGATGATCGTCTAGTATTTGGCGCAGGCAGTGATTTACAAATCTACCACTCAGGCGTACACAGCTACATTGATGACGCTGGTACTGGAAACCTAACACTTCGTGGTAATGCGTCGGTTAGAGTTGAGAAGTACGAAGGCGAGATACTGGCTGACTTTGCGGCAGATGGTGCTGTCTCTTTGTACCATGACAACTCAGTCAAGATTGCAACGACTTCTACTGGTGTTAACGTAACAGGCAATGTTACCGTAAGCGGTACTGTAGACGGACGTGACGTTGCTACTGACGGTACTAAGCTAGACGGTATTGAAGCTGGTGCTACTGCTGATCAAACAGCCGCAGAGATTCGTACACTGGTTGAAGCCGCTACTGACTCTAACGTCTTTACTGACGCAGATCACAGTAAGCTAGACGGCATAGAAGCAGGCGCTACAGGCGACCAAACCAATGCTGAAATCAGAGCCGCAGTAGAAGCCGCTACAGACTCCAATGTATTTACCGATGCTGACCACAGCAAACTTGACGGTATCGAAGCCTTAGCAGACGTAACGGACACAACTAATGTTACTGCCGCTGGCGCATTGATGGACAGTGAGTTGACTAACATTACTGCTGTCAAGGCTCTTAACCAAGGCGTAGCTACTACTGACAGTCCAACCTTTGCAGGTCTTGCGACTACAGCAGATGTGTCTTTTGGCGACAACGACAAGGCTATCTTCGGTGCTAGCTCTGACCTACAGATTTACCATGATGGGTTGAATAGTTATATTTCTGAAGTAGGAACTGGCGAGTTAGTTATACAGGCAAGAGATGCGGTAACAATCGAAGACGGCACCTCTGGTGATAACTATATGTATATGCAACGAGGTAACAAAGTTTCGTTGTTTTATGCGGGGGCAGAAAAACTAGCCACAACCTCCACAGGCATCGACGTTACTGGCACAGTGACCGCTGATGGTTTGACTGTTGATTCTTCTTCAGGAATTACTGTAAACGGCCCTACGAACCAAGATGGCAAGTTAAATCTTGTAGCCTATGCTGGTGTTCAAAATGCAGAAGCACGTATTCAATCGGTAAGAGGAAATACATCAGGAACAGATAGTAGACTTCAATTTCTTACAAACAACGGAACATCTCTTTTAACAAGAGTAGATATAAACGACAACGGCGACATCAGCTTCTACGAAGACACGGGTACGACTGCGAAGTTGTTCTGGGATGCTTCTGCGGAGTCGTTGGGTATCGGCACTAGCAGTCCAGCTAAAACACTTCATGTTGTTGATACCAGTAATGGCAATACAACTACGCCTGCTCTGTTCCAAAATTCTGGAGGCTTAGGGTCTGCAGTTGAACTTCGTCTTGTCCCGACTCCTTACCCAAATGACATTGGT